GGGCGTGGCGCGCTCAATGCAGGTTTGCGCGGCGCGGCGGCGGAATTCGCGGGCGAGCTTGGCGAAGAACTATTGCCGCAGGTGGCAACCAACTGGCAGGCGGGCCGGTATGACGAGCGGCCCTTGACGCGGGATTTGGGGCGTACGGCGGTGGAGACGGTGCTGGCCACCGCGCCGTTTGCGGGCGCAGCAGGGCTGGCGGCGGGAAGAAACCAGCGGGGCGTGAATCTGGATGCGGCGGCGGGCAATGTGCCAGCGGCTGGTACGACGGCAGAGACGGCGCAAAGAGATGGGCGGGAGCAGGGTGACGCAGCGCCGCTGCCAGTGGATGGCGAGGGGCAGGCAAGGCAGCCGCATACGACGCTATCCGATAGCGATATGCCGTCGCTGATGGCGCGTGCCAGGCAAACCATACGGCGGGCGATTGCTGCGACCATTGGCGACAAACAACGTAATGACCGCTATGAGTTATTGCCCGTTGCCGAATCAGAAGTTGCACAAGCGGCAAAACATGGACTGGACATTGCTGGCTATAGGCACATCATCGACAGCAGCGCCATTCGGCATACGTTCAAAAACCACGGCGACGAAAAGGCTGAAAAGGCCCGTGGTCAAATCGCTGTGACCGATACGGACTTGGAGAGCATCCCGGATATTCTGGCTGCGCCTGACGAAGTGCTGTATGGCCTGAAAAACAAGATTGGCCGTGATGTTATCGGGTATCTGAAGAAAATGCCGGACGGGTCAACCGTCTATCTGGAAGAGGTCAGAACCAAGCATGGCACGCTTGCCACACAAAGCATGTGGCGGTACCCCCTGACGGTTCATGCCTCCTCTATAGAGAGGACCCTTCGCCATACGTCCAAAACGTTTCAGGGGCATACCACTGATAGTGTAGCGCCAACTGGAAAAATGACCGACTCGCTGGCGGCGTCGAGTAATCCTCCGGCCTCTACCATCGCCGCCGCTGCCCGTCGTCTGGCCGAACTGGAAGTGCTGGCGGGCATGCAGCCGCTGGATGGCGCGCAACAAGCCGAGCGGGACCGGTTGACTTCGCGTGTGGCGACACTGAGCGAGGCGGAAGAAAGCGCGCAGACGGATGCACCCGCGAGCCAAAGCAACGGCAATTCTCCCGCTGTGGTATCGCCGCCAATCGTGCTGCAAAACCGCAACCGGGCCAGCGCCGCCAGCATCGCCCAGATGAATGCCATTGCCGCCCGGCCCGATTATCTGCGAGCCGGTGTGGCGCGCAGCATGGACCAGGGCGCGCCGGTTGTCTTTGGCGTGGCCGACCAGTTGCCTGCCAGCACCTTGCCCGGTCGCGTCGAGACGGTAGTGGACGGCACCGGCCAGCGGGTTCAGACACGTTACGCCGTGGTGGAAGCCGCAGACCTCATCACCAGCCACAACGCCGACGGGCGCGCCAATCCCGATTACGTCAACGGACAGACGGGCAAGCTGCGCACGGTGGCAGGCAATGGCCGTGCCGCCGGTCTGGCAGCCGCCTATGAGCGCGGCACCGCCGATGCGTACCGCGACGAATTGCGCGCCGATGTGCAGAACACCGGTATCGATGCCAAAGCCATCGACGCCATGCGCCAGCCGGTATTGGTGCGCGTCATGAACGGGGCGGACGTGCGGCCCGACATCGGCGACGCCAGCAATATTTCCGCCAGCGCCGCACTGTCCAGCGTTGAGCAGGCCGCCAACGATGCGCGGCGCATCGATGTCACACAGTTCGAGTTCGACGACCACGGCATGCCCGGGCGGGCAACCCTTAGGGCATTCGTGCAGGCCATGCCCGAATCCGAGCGCGCCGCACTGACCAACCCGGACGGCAGCCCCACCCGTCAGGCGCAGGAACGCATCATGGGCGCAGCCTTCAGTCAGGCGTATGGCAATGAAGAATTGGTGCGGCTCTTTGCGCAAGCCACCGATGCCGAGGCCCGCGCCGTCATCAACGCGCTGACGGGTGCCGCCGGAAATATGGCAAAGCTGGCTGGTGCGGGTGAGTTTGACGTGCGCGGCATCGTGGCACAGGCCGGCGTCATGGCCGTCAATGCCAGACGGCAAGGCGTGAAACTGGCCGATGCGGTCAAGCAGGCAGACATTGACATAGACCCGCATGCGATGACGGTAGCCCAGTTTCTGGCACGCAATATCCGCAGTGGCAAGCGGATGGCCGAGGGGTTGCGCCGTCTGGCCGAGCGGGCGCTTGAACAAATCGATATTCTGCGTGCCAACCAGACGCAGGCTAACATGCTTGGTGTACGGCCTGTACTTACCCGAGAACAGGTGCTGCAAACCTTACAGGAGTTCGAGCATGACACAGGAAGCAACGGTGACACTGGCAGACTTGGCAGAACCCCGCAAACCGAATCCGCGCCAGAGCGTGATGGGCGGACAGGCGGGCGCGACAATCATCGGCAAGTGGCTGGAGGACGAACCACTGGACGAGAACGACGAAGCGACGCTGGCGCAGGCGAGGCAACATCTGGCAGAGGAGATTCAACAGCACCTCTCCAACACGCAGAAAACGCCGGGGAGTTAACCCTCACCCAACCCACGCCCGACGGCCTGCGTGCTGCCGATGAAAGCCTGCACGCGCAGCGCCAGCAACAAGCCGCCGCAGACCGGGAGGCTGGGGAGCGTCGTCAGGCCGATGACGCGGCGCAAGACTTCCGGCTGACCGGCAGCGACCGCGATGCCGACGTTGCCGCAGCCTATGGCCAGCAAGACCTGTTCGAGACAGTTAGAGATGACGAGCGCGCCGATGATTCGTCCCACGCAGACCGGTTGACGCCACAGGCCCGCGCGGAATTGTCCCGGCGCTTCAAGGCAGCGCCAGCAATCAAGGCACGCTTTGACGCGACACTCGCACGCATTGCCGAGGAAACCGGCGCGACGTTGCAGACCGCCCCGCTCAAGGCCAAAAAACGCGCCGTAGAAAAGGTGCTTAACGACTACAACGGCAACGCGGCGCGCATCAAGGATTTGGTGCGCGCTACGCTGGTTGTGAACGATACCGAGCAATTGGCGCAGGTGATGCAGCGTGTCAAGCGGATGTTGGGCGGGTCAGAAAAGCGCAATGGACTGGTCCATGACGCGGACATGTCGCCCGAAGGCTACCGCGATGCAGTGGTATTGGTGGACATTGACGGCTTTCCGGCAGAGTTGCAAATCAGCACGCCGGAAATGATGGCAGCCAAGGATAAGGCGCATCCGCTGTATGTGCAGGCAGAAAGCATCAAGCGCAAAGCGAAATCAGAAGGCCGTACCAAACTCAATCATGAGGAACAGGCCACCGTTGATGCGCTGGAAGCACAGCAAAGCGCAATCTACATTCCTGCTTGGGAAGCTACCAAAGCGCGAAATTGGGATTCATTGCGTGGTGCTCCGTTGCGGGAGAACGACCCCCAAGGGAAATCTCTGCCACCAGGCACATCCCAAGCAATGCATTCATGGTCAGGCGTGCGCGACACTGGAATATCGTCAACGTCCGCAAACAAGGTTCCTTCGGGGAAGGATTCAGGCAGTTCAATCACAGGCATCACAGACAATCCTCCTGCTCCAAGTTTACCACTGACCACTGCACAAGCCGGTCGTCGCTGGGACGCCATGGACGCAGCGGCGCGGCGCGACGTGGCGCGGTCGTCAGACGTGCATCCTGCGCAGAAAAACACCATCCACGCCACGCCGTGGAAGAGGCTCGCGCCCAGGATACAGGCGTCATTGGCGGCTGCCATGCGGGCGCAGCAACAAGCGCGCGCGGCGGGCGACGACGCCGTGCGGTTTGCGCGCGGTAAACAGGATGTCACGCAAACGCCAGCCTTCAAGGCATGGTTTGGCGACAGCAAGGTAGTGGATGCCGGGGGCAAGCCCTTGGTGGTGTACCACGGCACCGGCGCAGATTTTGCTACGTTCGACAGGGCAAAGGGGCGACGCGCCAATCTGGGCGAGGGCTTCTACTTCTCGCTCAAGCCCGAAGAGGCCGGCGTCTTTGCCCGGCAATCCACGTTCAACCCGCAAGGCGGTAACGTCATGCCGGTCTACGTGTCGCTGAAGAATCCGTCCGTTGTGCGCGGGGCCGATAGTGGCGCGCGGCGCGCCGGACACGACGGCATCATCCAGGTGGACGCCGCAGGCAATATCAAAACGATAGTTGCGTTTCATCCCGAACAAATCAAATCTGCTACCGGCAACCGTGGCACGTTTGCCCCCGATAACCCGGACATTCGCTACGCCAAAGCAAACGACGGTCAACGCGACACGCGCGCGCAGATTCAGGCCGTCATTGCGGCGGCGCGTCAGCCCGGCCATGCGCCACAGAAGGCGGTACTGGGGAAAGTGTCGGACTGGCTGGCCGGTGAAGCGGCCAAACACGGCCTGAATCTGCAAGGCTTCGTGCACACGCTCGATGGGTCGGCGCTGCGGCACATGTTCAATCGTCACAGTAATCCGAGAATCGAGCAATCACGCGGACAGGTTGCCTTGAACAATGCCGATATTCAGAATGTCCCGGCAGTTATTGAGCACGCTGACGCTGTTGTGCTTGGTACGCAGACCAAAGGCCACAAAGACCAGATCGCATTTATCAAACGCATGCCTGATGGCACGGTTTTGTATCTGGAAGAGGTGAGGACCGGCAAGGGCGAGCTTTCGGCAGTCTCAATGAGAAAGTACCCCGCTACGAGGGATTTCAGTGCCATTGTTCGTAGCACTCTGCCTTCCAACGCCCGAAGCGATAGCGGGGATAGCGTCATTGTACTGACGCCGCCGGGCGCAGGCAAACGCCAAGCTGCCTCCCGCGTGCAAGCCACCGTCGCCAGCATCAGCAAGCATTGGCACAACGGCCCGGAGGTGGTGGTGGCGCACGACATGAGCGATGCCGCCATCCCGCAGCCGGTCAGGGACGAACACGCCCGCCAGCAAAGCCGGACGGCCAAGGGCGAGGTCGAAGGTTTTTACCACGACGGCAAGGTGTACCTGCTGGCCTCAGCCTTGAAGACCGACGCCGACACGCTGCGGGTGCTGTACCACGAAGTGCTGGGTCACTTTGGCCTGCGCGGGGCGTTTGGCAACAGCCTGAACGCGATTCTCGACCAGATTATTCAGGCGCGCCCGGACCTGATACGCGCCAAGGTGGACCAGTACGGACTGGACCCAGACTTGCGCGGCAAGCGCCACGCGGCAGAGGAAGTGCTGGCGCAGATGGCGCAGGATAATCCGCAAATTGGCTACGTGCAGCGTGCGGTGGCGGCAATCCGCACATGGCTGCGCACCCACGTACCGGCGTTTCGTCATTTGCGGATGTCGGATGCGGAAATCATCCGTGACTTTCTGCTGCCCGCGCGCGGGTTTGTGCTCAACCCGCACGTGGGCCAGCGGCGTGATATGCCGGTAGAGGCCGATACGCTGGCCCGGGTGGCGTGGCCGTTTGACCTGGACAACCTGCCGCCGATGCGCCGCGCAGCGACGTTTGGCGAGGCCCGCGAGGCGGCGCGGGCATTTCAGGGCGAGCCGTTGACCAATGTGCAGACGGGTATGCTGGCGGTGCTTGCGCGCAAATCGCTGGACAAGATGTTGTCTGAAAAAGCAGTGTCGAAATCGGAAAACCCGGCCATGCACGCAGCGGCGGTTGCCAACGCTGACGCCCTGTTTGAGCGGGCGGTTTGGGGGTGGCGCAAAAAGGACAGGGACTCCAACCCTGGCATCAAGGCCATTCACCGGTTCTTTGCGCCCATGCAGATTCAAGGGCGCATGAAAATGGTGAAACTGACCGTCAAAGAAATGGTTGACCCGAAAAGCAACAACCCGCTCTACACACTTGAGGCGATAGACTTTGAAGGTGCAAGCAAAGGCGAACAATGGCTGGCCGATGCCGCACGCGAAGATGGTGTTTGGCTGACCAAAGAAAATTCTCAGCGGCTGGAGTTGGCCGATCCAGACAACCCGGCTGGATTGTCCCCCAACAACCTTGGCCCTCGGGGTGGTGCTACCGAAGTCGCACCAAGTTTCTCCGCTGAGAATGTCGTAACCTTAGCGCAGGAACTGACCCGGCGCAACCGTGGTGCGTTGCGTTTTTCCCGCAAGGTGTCCGACGACTACCCCACCCAGACGGTCTCGCGCGGTCTGTACCAGCGTCTCAAGGCCCTCATCAGCCCGGAGGCCATCGACAGTTTTCTGTACCGGTATCAGGACAAGTTCATTGACTTGAAACGCATCCAGGCCGACATTGCGGCGTTAAACGGCGTAGTGGCCGACACCCATAACGCCTATCGCGGCGAGGAGTTGTATCACAAGCGGGTAGCCAAGCGCACGGCGAACTTTCTGCGCGATGAGGTCAAGCCCTTGCTTGCGGCGATGAATGCGGCGGGCGTGACGATGGCGCAGTTGGAACAATACCTGCACGCGCGCCACGCGCCGGAGGCCAATGCGGCGATGGCTGCACGCAACCTGAACGAGGCGCAACTGGCAGCAAAACGCCGGACGGCCAATGCGCAGGTGGGCGATTTGCAAACCAGACTGGAGCGCGCCCGGCGCACCGGCACGGCCACCGCATCGTTACAGCAGGCGCTCGCGCAGGCGCAGGCCGAACAGATGGCGTGGCGCAACGCGCAAGCCTTCAAGGGGACAGAGGCCGAGCGCTTGTCGCTATCGGGCATGAGTGACGAGGACGCCGCGCAGATTCTGGCGGGTTACGAGGGCGAGCGACGGCGCGTCATCGACGCGCTGGCAGCAAAGGTGGACGCCATCAACGCGCAGACGCTCGCCACCTTGCAGGATTATGGGCTGGTGGATGCGGCGACGTTAAATACCTGGCGCAACACCTGGCGGTACTACGTGCCGCTACACCGCGATGAAGCGCACGCCGATGCACGCGCGCATCCGGTCGGCCAGGGTTTTTCCGTCAGTGGTGCGGCCAGCCGCCAGCGGGTGGGGTCCAACGCGAAAGTCACCAACATCTTGAGCCACGTGGTGATGCAGCGCGAGGCGGCGCTGACGCGGGGAGAAAAGAATCTGGTCGCCAAGCGGCTGTACCTGCTGGCCGCCAGCCACAAGGACGATGGTCTGTGGCGCGTGGACAGTCTGCCAACAATCAAGGTCATTGATGGCAAGACCGGGCTGGTCAGAACCGTGCCGGACCCGCAGGCCGCGAACCGGGACAACGTGGTGGCGGTGCGCGTGGGCGGGCGCGACCGGCACATCGTTTTCAACGACAGGAACGAGCGTGCGGGTCGGTTGGCGATGGCGGTCAAAAATCTGGACGCCCACGATCTGGGGAATTTTGTGCGCACGATGCAAAAAATCACCCGTTGGTTTGCCTCGGTCAACACACAGTACAACCCGGTATTCGGGCTGGTCAACCTGACCCGCGACACCCAGGCTGCGCTCCTGCAATTGTCCGACACGCCGCTGGCGGGCAGGCAGCGCGAGGTGTTCAAACACGTGCGCGCCAACATGGGGGCCATCTGGCGTGATTTGCGCCGCGCACGCCAGGGCAAACAGGCGCCGGGCGAATGGGCGCGGTTGTGGGAGCAACTGCAACTGGACGGCGGCACGACCGGCTACCGGGACTTGTACGCCGACCCGGCAGAACGCGCCCGCGCATTGCAGCAGGCGTTGGATGAGGTGGGCCAGACAGGTGCGGGGCGCGCCCGCGCCGCCGGGCTGGGTGTACTGAACTGGCTATCGGACTTTAACGAGACGCTGGAAAACACCACCCGTCTGGCAACTTACAAGGCGGCGCTGGAGGCCGGGTTGACGCGCGAGCACGCGGCAAGTCTGGCAAAAAACATTACCGTGAACTTCAACAGAAAAGGCGAGAGGACGGCGAAGATTGGCAGCTTTTATGCCTTTTTCAACGCCGCCGTGCAGGGCAACGCCCGCATGCTGGCCACGCTCACCGGCCCGGCGGGCAGGCGCATCGTGCTGGGCGGCGTGGCGCTGGGGATGGTCATGGAGATGGCGGGCCGCTTGATGATGGGCGATGACGACGAATGGGACAAAATTCCCGATTTCGTCAAGGAACGCAGCCTGATCATCCCGCTGGGGGCCAGGGACTATCTCGCCATCCCGATGCCGCTGGGTTTTCATGTGCTGCCGAACCTTGGCCGCACGATGGTCTCGGTGGCGCTGCACGATGACCCGACGCACGGGCGCAGCCGCTATCTGGCCGATTTGGCGATGACCGTCATCGACGCTTACAACCCGCTGGGCGGCGCGGACAATGTGCTGCAAATGGCCACGCCCACGCCTTTTGACCCGATAGCGGCGGTGGCGACGAACCGCGACTGGACGGGTCGGCAGATTTACCGTGAGAACTATAACGGCTTGAGTCCGCAGCCCGGCCACGCGCGGGCCAAGGATGCGGCGTCTGCCCCGGCACGCTGGACGGCGCGGATTATCAACGCGGCCACGGGGGGCAATGAGTGGCGGCCCGGTGCGCTCAGCCCGACGCCGGAAGCGCTGGAATATCTGTTTGGTCAGATAACAGGTGGGGTGGGACGCGAGTTGACCAAGGTCGGCAATCTGGCAAGCGCGTTAAGTACGGGCGAGGAATTGCCCGCGCATCGCTGGGTAGTGGCCGGGCGGTTTTATGGCAATACGCGGGGAATGAACGGCCAGAGTGAACGCTATTTTGACCATATCAAGGCGGTCAACACGAGCGCCGATGAGGCCAGTGGCAGACTGGCGCGCGGTGAGGCGGGGCAGGCCATCCTGCGCGACGTGCCGCTGGCGCGCCTGTCTGGCGCGGCAAAGCTGGCCGAGCGCCGTCGCCGCGAGTTGCTCAATATCCGCCGGGGTATCCAGGCCTCCCAGGCACCGGACACGCGCGACAGGGTGCGCGCCGTCAATGCGGAAATCGAAGCGCTGATGGGGCGCTTTAACGCCGCAGCGCGGGCAGCCGCGCGTCAGGTTCACGGGGAGCGCTTGCCATGAACCCCGAGGTCGAACGCCGTCTGATTGCGCGCGGCGTGCCACTGGTGCCGGGTAACGAACCGGAGATGGCGCGCTGCCTGCAAGAGCCGCTGTGGCGAATCGGCAGCGGCTGCCTGTACAAAATCCGCATCAAGGGCGACGGCGACGATAACGACAACGGTCTGGTGGTGCCGTTTCACCCCAACGCCGCGCAGCTTCGCTTGCTCGACCGGCTCTGGCACCGCAACCTGATACTCAAAGCCCGCCAGATGGGGTTCACCACGCTCGTCTCGCTGATGTGGCTGGACCACGCGCTGTTTGTGGCCAACCAGCGCTGCGCCATGGTGGCGCAAGACCGCGAGACGGCGGATTCGATTTTTCGTCACAAGGTAAAGCTGGCCTACCAGCACCTGCCCGCCCCTTTGCGCGAGCGCATGCCGCTGGCGCGCGATTCGGCGACCGAGCTTGAATTCGCCCACACAGGCAGTTCGATCCGTGTTGCCACGTCGGTGCGCGGCGATACCGTGCACCGCCTGCACGTCTCCGAATTCGGCAAAGTCTGCGCCATCAACCCGGCCAAGGCCGATGAAATCATGACCGGCTCGATTCAGGCGGTGCCAAAGACGGGCATTACAGTAGTGGAATCGACCGCCGAGGGCAGGCAGGGGCATTTTTTCAACATGGTCGAACGTGCCAAGGCCGCGTACCAGCAACGAAAACCGCTCAATCCGCGCGAGTGGCGGTTTCACTTTTACGCCTGGTGGATGGAGCCGAATTACCGGCTGGCAGACAGTACAGCAGCAATTACGGAGGCCGACAGCCAGTATTTTGACGAAGTGCAGGATGCGACCGGCATCGCCATCGACCCCGCCCAGCGCGCCTGGTACGTGGCCACACGCGAGAACGACTTTAACGGTGCCGCCGAAAAAATGTGGCAGGAGTACCCGTCCACGCCTGAGGAGGCGTTTCAATCAACCACTGAAGGACTGTATTACGGGCAGGCACTGGTGGCGCTGAGAAAGCGCGGCGGGGTATGCGACATTCCGGTGGTGTCGGCCCCGGTCTACACGTTCTGGGACATCGGCAATTCGGACGGCACGGCCATCTGGTTCGTGCAGAAGGTGGGGATGGAGTGGCGCTTTATCGATTACGTCGAGGCACACGGCGAGACCTTGCAGCATTACGCCCACCTGTTGCGTGGCAAGGGTTATGTGTACGACAGCCATTTTTTGCCGCACGACGCGCGCCACGAACGCTTGAGCGCAAACAACAAAAGTGTGGCCGACATGCTGGCAGACTTGCTGCCCGGTGAACGCTTCGAGGTATTGCCGCAAGTGTCGGATTTGGTCAGTGGCATCCAGTTGACGCGCCAGGCGCTGACGCAGGTATGGTTCGATGCGCAGCGCTGCGAGGCGGGGCTGGCACGACTGGCGAGCTACCGCAAGCGCTTTAACCAGCGCGCGGGCGCGTACGTCAACGTGCCGGACAAAACCAACGGCGCGTCAGAGGCTGCGGACGCGCTGCGACAATTTGCGCAGGCGCTCGATGCCGGGCTGATTGGTCAGAGGCCGCAGCAAAAGCTCGTGCGCCGGGGATCGGGAATGGTGCGGTGAGGCATTGACGATATTAACGGGTTCCGTTAATATCGGCCCATGATTACCGACTTCCGCTGCAAGGACACGCAAGCGCTGATGCAAGGGGCGCGGGTACGGCGTTTTATCCCTATCGAGCGGGTCGCGCTGCGCAAGCTGGCACAGTTGGATGCGGCGGCGGATTTGGCGTTTTTGCGGGTGCCGCCCGGCAACCGGCTGGAAGCTTTGCAGGGCAACAGGGCCGGACAGTACGGCATCCGCATCAACGACCAATGGCGCTTGTGCTTTATGTGGAACGCGGGCCACGCCAGCGAGGTAGAAATTGTTGATTACCACTGAACGGGAGGCATAATGAGCCGACAGATTGCATGGCCGCACCCTGGGGAAATTTTGTTGCACGATTGGCTCGAACCGATGGGTATCAGCCAGTACGCGCTGGCAAAGAGAATTGATGTGCCCCCGCGCCGAATCAATGAAATTGTCAAGGGCTTGCGGGGTATCAGCGCCGATACGGCCCTGCGCCTGGCCGCGTTTTTTGGTACGGACGCGCAAAGCTGGCTGAATCTGCAAGCGCGCTACGATTTGATGACGGCGCGTTCCCGCCTGGCTGGCGTGCTCAAGCGGATTGTCCCGGTGCCTGTCCATGCCGTTGCAGCGTAAGGCTTATGACAGCTTGCAATGCTCGCCTGCCAGCCCGACTATTTGAGCAATACCACCAGTACCGTACCGAACCCCAGCATGAGCATACCGCCCAGTGTGATTCGGTTGCAGTGTAGCACCCGACTGGCGCTACACCGGCGCACCTGATCAAGGTTGCGCGTCACCAGCACCGGCGCTGGCGACCCCGATGGCGGCATGAAACAGGGCCAGATGTCGGTCGGCCAGTTGCGCCTGGCCCGCGAATTCCGCATCCTTGCTCCAGGCCCGGTACAGCATGAATTCGCGCAGCGCGTCAAACCAGCGGCTGGCTACCGTCGCTGTGTCCGCCTCTGACGCCACGTCCTGTACGTCGGCCACGAGCAACACCTTTACCTGCATGCCAGCCACAGCGGGCGGATAGACCCAAAACTCGCCTTGCGCCGCGCGGTCTGCCGTGTAGTGCACGGCCACTGACGAATGTCCATGGGTGCGCCAGCCTGCATCCAGCGCATCGAGCAGGCGTGATTCGGTCAGCGTAACCGGTTCCAGCAACCCGGAGGCGTTGCAGACAACGTCGATGAGCTGCATGCCGGTCGGTACGGTCTGCCTGAAACCTCGCACAAGCGTAAGGGTATGTTCGGTCGGTGCCAGCACATCGGGGCGCAACTGGACAAGTCGCCTTTGTGCGGCGTTGAAATAATCCAGCCATTCGGCGCGGGTAAAGCGGACATGGGCCTCGTCCTGGACTTGCCGGGCGGCGTCGTCGATCAACCGGGAAATGCTCAAAGCCATTCTGTTTTGCTCCGCTTGCCGCCTGCGACACCGGAGCGCCATACCGTCGAAATGGCGGCGGCGACTGCTCCGTCAAACTGCGCCTGCGCATAAGCGGCCTGTTCGGGATTGACCCAATCTACGCCGGGCATGGTCAGCAAGCGCGCTTTAGCACCGTCAGCAATCGCCTCAAACCATTGCCCGGCGAGCACATCGGGCAGCGACTGTGCCGTTCGCGCAGGCGCAAGCGCCACCTGCACCTGTAGCGCACCGGCCCGTGGCGCGCGCAGCGTAAAGGTTGAATTCTCTAGCGCAACCAGCGCCGCGCTGCCTGCGTGGCTGGCTTGTATCGGGTCGCGCGCCAAATCCAGCGTGCGCACCACCGCCAGCGGTTGGTCGTCCAGCGTTGCGCGCTGCACGCGCAGCAGTTCGGCTTGCCTGGGCAAAGCAAAGTGATACGTGGACGGCGCGGCAGACACCGGCATCGGAGCCAGCCACGCCTGCCATACATACGTTCGCTGGCAAAACGCCCGCGCCGCCTCGCGTACGCTGCGTTCGAGTAACGGCACGGGGGCCGTCGGCGCAATCAGGCGCAGGTCGGGAAACCAGGTTGACAGCACGGTCATGGCGCTACCACCAGCGTATCCAGTGCAGCAGTTTGCCGACTGCCAGTACAAAAGGTGTAGCGGCCAGCAGCAAAATGGCCGCACCGATGCACCATCGCATGCCGCGTGTCACAAACCCTTCGTAGGTAAGCTGCCCCATTTTGAGCCTGCCTTTGCTATACTTTTCCAACGTTTCCTCTTAAGTACAGGTTAAGAGTTGAATCCAGAAAGCCCCGCCGGTTCGCAGCCAGCGGGGCTTTCGCTTATCCGGCCTCTGTGTCCGGGTTTGCGTCTGCCCCCGGGTCTGCATCTGTGTCCAGGTCCGGGTCTGCCTCCGGATCCGCGTCGGTCAGGGCGGGTTGGCGGCGGGGCCTGCCGCGCGGCTTTTTGCCCCCGGTGGCAACGACAGCCGCATCGGGCGGGTCCGCGTAGTCCTCCTCGCCATCGTCTGCCGACAGCGCATCGGCTGCCACAAAGCGCGCCCCACCCGCCAGCGCCAGCAACCATTGGGCGTCCAGCGTATCGGCGACTTCGCACACCGGCGGCTCGCCCGCAAACACGTAGTGCACACCGGACTGCACATCCACCAGCACCGTGCCGTCGCGCCGCACCGGTATCAGAGTCTGTATCAACATGGTCGGCCTCCCTTCACACGTGCGCGTAGACCAGCGCCACGCCCAGCGTGCCAGCAGCCGATGCAGCGGTTTTTATGTCCAGCCGCAGCGCTCGGTCCCGGTCAGACGGCTCGGCGCTAGCAAAAGGCAGGGCAACCACTGCCGTATACGAGGCAGTGGTGCCATAGGTGGAATTGACCAGCCATGGCGTGGCTACGCCCGCACCGTTAACCAGGTCCAGATTGAACTTGAAGTTCGCACCCAGCGCAGACGGCGCGTACACGTACATCTGCACCGGCACCGTGCCTGCGGGCAGGATGCCGATGACGCCCTGCCCGGTTTCGCCCGCATCAAGCGCCTGTTCAAAACGTGCATGCACCAGCTCCATGCTGGCGTTCGTGACTGCCGCACGGCTGCCGCGTGCAAAGTCGTTGGGTTCTTTAAAAGCCATGTTGATTCTCCTGAAAATGGCAAATCAGCGCGCGGGCGCGGCGGTGTCGATGGCGTAGACGCCAAAGTCGTGCGCGGTGCCGTTGATGTTGAACTGGGTTTTTTTGACGCCAAAGATGGCCGAGGACGTAATGACAATCTGGTTGCCGTTGTCGCGGTTTTCCTCACGCCAGGTGTAGCGCAGGCCCGTACCCGGCGAGCCGAACGCCATCACACCGGCCTGCGCGCCCATAAAGAGCGCGCGCGCCGTCTCCAGGTTGCCGGTCGAGCCGTGATTTTTGTGGCGAATCACATTGGGATGGCTGTGCAGGATGACGTTGCGATACATGCCAAGCGAGCCTTGGAACAGCGGCGATTTGGCCCCCAGCGCAGCGGCTGCCGACTTTTGCAAATCCAGCCAGCCGCCGGTTGAGGTGTTGCTGCGCAAGTCGTCTTCCTGCCACGTGTGCATCACCAGCACGTAGCAATCTTCGCCGTTGACGTTGCATGGCTGCAATACCGGGATGTCAGACGCCCCGCCGCCCTGGCTGTCGGCGCGGGTTTTGGCGCGTCCGACCACATCCAGGTCCATTCTGTCGGCTGCGGTAAGGTTGGCCGTCGCAGTCGCATTGCCGCCAAACAAATGCTGATTGACCGTCGGGGCCAGCAGCGGGTTGTTGGCCCGGCCCGCGTAATTCGGCGGCAGGATGAAGTTCTCGTTCACCCCGCGCGAGCCGGACAGGTAGGTGAAGGTCAACTCGTCCTGAAAGCGCGCCCACCAGCCTTTCATCAGGTCTTTGGCGCGCAGGCGCAGGTCGTGGATGGTGCGCTTGCGGCTCATGGCACCGCCGACGTTCTCACCGCAGCGCGCCTGGTCGATGTAGATGGTGTCGGTATAGAACTTCATCGCCTCCTCTTTGCCCTCCAGAATGCCGTCGCCCTCGACCGGGGCCATGCGCATCTCGGTGAGCAAGTCATAGCTGATTTGTTCGCCCGCCTCGTTTTCCAGTTCGGTCAAAACCTGGATGGGGACTTTTTTGCCTTTGCCGATGGCGGTAAAGCGCTTGCCAAAATAAGACGTGTGGCTAACGTCCAGCGCCAGTTCGCCCGAAAACCGCTTGACGGCCTTGGGGTCGTTGACCCCGATAGTGGTAACTGCCATGAGGGTGACTCCCGAGAAGAAAAACAAGAAAACGGCTATCCAGAACCCGCACCCGAATCGCCTGCCTGCGGGCATATTGACAAAAATGGTACGGACTGCGGGAAACCGGAAATGGTTGGGTGGTCATGTGTGGCCGGGTTTGAAACTGAACACTAGTGTTATGCTTGTGCATGAACTCAAAGCAATTCAAAAAGTGGCTTGCCTTGCAAGGCGCGATCTTCACGCAGGGCAAAGGCTCGCATCTGAAGGTTGCGCTGGCCGATAAAGTATCCGTCTTGCCTATGCACGGTACGAAGGAAATCGGCAAGGGACTGGAAGCCAAAATCAAACGGGATCTGGGACTGAAATGATGGATGCTGCACAAACGAGAGGAACCACCATGTTTGACTATCCCGTGGTGTTGACACCAGAGAGCAACGGTACGCTGCTGGTGACGTTTCCTGACGTTCCCGAAGCAGTGACCTTTGGCGACACTGAAGATGAAGCGCTGATGCAGGCAGTCGATGCGCTGGAGACGGGGTTGTCTTTTTACGTTGAAGCCAGGAAACCCTTGCCGGTCGCCAGCAAGCCCAAAAAAGGGCAAAAAACCGTGCGCCCTGCGGCGCTCGAATGCGCCAAGCTGGGCGTATATCAGCGGATGCTGGAGCAAGACATAAAAAAAACCGAACTGGCACGCCGTCTAGGCTGGCATCTGCCGCAAATAGAGCGCTTGTTCAATTTGCGCCATGCGTCCCGGTTCGAGCAAATTGAAGCCGCCGCGCGTGTCTTGGGGCTGGACGTTATGGTGCAGTTGCAGCCCCGATGATCACACGGTGCGCTACCACCAGCGGATAGCAGCCATGAGCGCGGCCAACCCAAATAGCGATACGTATATGCCTGCAACAACAAGGCATCCCCATAGCAATTTGTGCAGGGCAGTTGCTCCGTTCAGACTTTCCACGGCTTTTCCTATGGCGCTATAATCAGGATGCTGCATTTTTCATTCCTTGCCTCATTCAAGGGGTGAATCCAGAAAGCCCCGCCGGTTCCAGCCAACGGGGCTTTCGCTTTGATGGCGAACAGTGTGACAAAAATGGTACGGACTGTGACGCTTGGCTATGGCCCGACCATGGCGGTTATCCGCGCCAGTCCATCGGCTTCGATTTCCAGTTTCTGCGCCCGCGCGTGAGCTTCGCGCGCCTTGGCCAGTTGACCGGCCAGTGCTGCTTGCTGCGCCTGCTGCTGCATGTGTTCGGCCTGCGCTTGTCGTTGGGATTCGGCCTGGGCTTGCGCCTGCTGCTCAGCCTGCGCTTGTGCGCTGGCAGCCTCGTTGGGGTCCGGCATGCCGATAAGCGCGCGCATTTCGCGGGCAAAATCATCCTTGTTCGGCAGGTCCGAATACTCCATCCCCATCGCCAGCAGCCGCAGCGCCAGTTCCGGCGGCAGGCGCGCGGCCATTTCGTTGATGCTGTCAAACATTGCCTGGCGCAGCGTGCCGGTGTAGTCCTGCTCGCTCACCACAAAATCGGCCAGCGTCGCGGTAATGTCATTCAAAAACCGCACCGAGCCGTCGGGCTGCAACTCGGGCGAGTTGATTTTTGTCCACTCGATGCGTCCCTTCACGCCGGTCAGGCGCACTACTTTTTCCTCGGTGTACCACTGCTCGATGAGGGACAACTGCTTTTCACCCTGAATCTGCACCGCCAGACGCAGGTTGTCGAACGGCTCGGTTGTTACCACGCTGCCCTGGATTTGCCGCGCCTTGATGGCCTCGCCGCTGATGGCATTGGACTGGCGGCCCAGATTGTCGTTGCCGACCCCGGCGACCTTCTGGATGGCCTGCGCGTTCATCGTCATGAACTGAATCTGGCCGTTTCCCATTTCCGAATCTCGCCGGATGTCAAACGACTTGTTGGGCTGCACGATTACCACGCCGTCGGGCTGGCTGACTTCCTCGCGCGCCTCGTTGATGTCCTTGACCGCGCCTTCCTGCATGATGATTTGGTTGGTCGAGAGCAGAAACTGCGCGCGGGAGACCCGCTTGTTCAGGTCCTGCTGCAAATCGCGCACCCGTCTCACTACGCCGTAGGGCTGGCGGTCGCGCGAACGGCGGTAGCACCACACCGGCGTCAGACTGAAACGGTTGTGCCGCATGGGCGACGGCCCCAGCGCCAGCAGGTGCGATTCGGTAAATACCGCCACGTGCATGCGCATCATCACGCGCTCGATGACCGAGCCTGCATCACGCGCCAGCGTTTCGCCCAGCGCCACGTCCCACGGCTCCACAAACTGCCCTTTATGGGGGCCGGCGACCACAACTTTGACGTGCGCGGGCATACGGAACTGGCACTCTATCAGCCGCACGCGGCGGCGCTGGCCGAGGTTGCTGCCCGCTGCGGTCAGGCCGCTTTCCTCGCGCGCCCGCTCAGCGTCGTTACCCACTTCATCGTCAAACAGCCCTCCCGCACTGTTTTCAGAACGGATGAGGTGCGCGCGCTCCGGGTACATCGTGTGCGCCACGTCCTCATCGACCCAGCGGGTGCGGAAAATGTAGCGCGCGTCCGACAAATCCGGTTCGATTGCCGCCGAATCCCACAACACATTTTTCCAGTCCTCGTAGCGCGAGTACACGATGTCTTGCGTCGGGTCGTTCCTCACGCCGTCATCGAGCCACCCCACCCCCACCTTGACCGCATCGGCAAAGGCGTGCGAGCGGTTAAAACTCACCCGGTTGTTGTCCGCCACGTATTTCAGTACCCGCGTCTTGATGTCGGCCATCGCGACGCCGTCCTCTGACCGGGGCAGCACCTTCCAGTCCACGCGGGCCCTGCGCTCGGTGCCGATGAGCCAATCGACCATCGGCGCGATTTCGTTGAACACCAGCGCCATCTGACCGCGCTCGCGCAGGATGGCAATATCCTTCTCGTCCCACTGGATGTTGTCGTAAAAATCCGCATCCACCATCATCTGCTGGCGGTTTTCCCGTTGCACGTCCAGTTCGTGACGCCACCAGTTCAGGCATTTTTTCAGTATGGCGCGGGCCTCATCACCGTCCAGATTGCGTACTGACCCGGACAGGGGGTGCTTCTCCCGGTGTTGGCCGTCGTCAATATCGTGGCGGTACTGCGGCTCTGGCATGACCGGCGTGTCTTTATCCATAGGTCGCTCCTGCAACACGGGGCAGCGTGACGTCATGCTCGGCAACCGTCTGCGCGCCCGCGCGCAACCGCACACGGCCTGCCGATACGCCGCTATCGGCGTGCGTCGGGCTGGCGGGCATGCGCAGCAAATCCGGCAACCCCTCGTGGATGATGGTGGCAATCCGCACCCAATTGGCGCGCGACGGTTCTATTCCCAGTACCTCGCAGGCGCGCACACACTGGCGCGCCAGATACGCCGGGTCGTCGTAGCGGTACGCGGCAGAATCCATCACCACGTACCACGGCGCACGCGCTCGCAGCCACGGTATCAACACCAGTGCGCGCTCGCCGTTGACCCAGGTGTAGACGGCCTGCACATCACCATGGCGACGGGCAAGGTGAACAGTATTCAGATCAAGTGAGATAGCCATGCGTCAAGCATGACAAAAATGGTACGGACGATTGGGCGGTTTTCCGTACCATTTTTGTCATGCTCGCGGCCATGAGCAACAAACATTCCCATCGGGTGGACTACGAACGACTGGAGGCCGCCTGGCGTGCCGGGCGGCTAAGTGTGCGCGAACTGGCCGAAAAATATCAGCGCGAGACCGGACAGGCAGTCTCGCACGCGGCCATCGTCAAACATTTCAAGCGACGCGGCATTGCCCGCGACCTGGGCGGCAAGATTGCCGAGCGGGCGCGCACGATGGCCGCGCAGGCTGTGGCGGCGGGGCAGGGCGAGCGGCACAGCCCGTTGACCGAGACCCGGATTGTCGAAGAAAACGCCAGACAGGTCATGGTGGTGGCGCTGGAGCATCGCAGCGACATCCGCCGTCGCCGTGACCTGGGTGCGGCGCTTTTTGACGAACTGGCCGCCTGCGAAAAATCCCCCGACACCCTGCCCGAGCGCACCCGCACCTTCAAGGCGCTGGTCGAGAGCCTGCGGGTGCTGATTGACATGGAGCGCCGGGCGCTGGGGATGGATGAGGCACAAACAGCCGAGGACGGCATGAGCCGGTTTTTAAAGAGCGTCGCAAACCAGGCGGCATCAGGTTTTGCGGTGCTGGCCGACGACATGGATTTTTCCCCACACTCCAAGGAGAGTTGCAATGAGCAATGATGTAGAGCACGACGGTCTGGACGATAACGATTTCCAGTATCTAAGCCCGAGCGAGCGCGCGGCACTGGCTGCCGATGCCGATAATGCCGATGACGCGCCCGGGGATAATGCTGACGTGGCGGACGGTGACAGCGCTGGCGCAAGCGCAGTAACGGATGAGGCGAAGACTGCGGGCGCTGAGGCAAACGTCAACGATGACGCGCAGCAAGACGCCCAGACACAAACGACGTCGCCCGCCTCGCAGGATGCGTCAGGCGCAGACGAACAGGCCGATGACGCCGGTGCAACAGATGCGGCAGGTGAGCGTGAGGCCGATGCGGGCGATGAGGGTGCAGACAAAGGCGAGCAGGCACTGCCGCAGACGGGTGCGCCGGATGCAACGCTGCCGGATTTTGCCGGATTGCTCGTTGAAAACAGCCGTGCGCGGGCCGACTTGCGCCGTCGCTTTGCCGCAGGCGAATTTGACGCGACCCAGTTCGAGGCGCATCTGGACAGGCTGGCCGAAGACCGTGAGCAAATCATGGCCGCACGCATCCATGCGCAGGTCTCCGAGCAGGTGCAAAGCCAGACCGCACAGAACGAATGGCACAAAACGATTGCGTCATTCATGCGTGATGTACGCGGCGAGGTGAATTACCGCAAGGAAGCGGTACGCCACGCCGACCTGGATTTGTTTGTCAAGGCGTTGGCCAACTCGCCTGAAAACGCGCAACGCCCGATGCGCTGGTTCCTGGAAGAGGCGCACAAGCGCGTGATGGCGCTGCATGGCGTGACTGCCCCGGCCTCTGCTGCCGCCAAGCCCGCCGCACAACCTGTGGCTGCCGTTGCCGCACGCCGCGCCGACCCCTCGCAGGTCGTGCAAACGCTCGCACAGGTGCCGGGCGCGGCAGGCGACATTGACCCGGTAAGCGTCGAATTCGCCAACATCGACAAGCTTGACGGCCTGGCCTTTGAACAGGCACTGGCCGCACTGCCCGAAGCCAAACGCGAGCGCTACCTGGCAATGCAGTAGGCGAGAAAAGCGAAAGCCCCGTCAGCGGCCAACTGGCGGGGCTTTCTGAATCCACACCTTGAGACACGCAAGGAATGAAATTGTGTTTGATTTTAAAGCACTGGCGCAACTTATGGAAGCATCCGAAAAATTATCTGTGTGGCGTTTTGTTGCGCTTGTTGCCGTTGGCTGGTTATTCGGTCTGGCGGCTCTGGTTGCCGCCATCCGCTGGTGGTAACAGGAGCGCGCCATGCCGTTGAGGTTGTTCAAAATGCAAATCGATGACGTCGCCATCATGTCACTGGCGAATAAAACCACCTGGACGGGCTGGTTGACCAGTGTTGCCGCCACGGTGGCTGACTGGGGCCTGACGGCCATCGGTGGCTTTATTGCTGCGGTGGGCGGCATGCTGGTCAATTGGTACTACCGGCATAAAGACCACAAGCGCAAGTCTCTGGAAACCGCAGCGCGCATCGCAGCGCTTAAAACCCAATCGGATGATGGAGTATCGCCATGAAAAAACGCCCGCGCGGAATTCGTAATAACAACCCCGGCAATATCCGCTGGGGCGACCCTTGGCAGGGCCTGCGCCCCAAAGCCGAGCGCGACGACAAAGCCTTTTGCCAGTTCACCAATGCCGCCTACGGCATCCGGGCGCTGGCAATCACGCTGATTACCTATCAGGACAAACACGGCTTGCGCACCATACGGGAAATCATTACCCGCTGGGCGCCGCCTGCGGACCGCAACAACACCCAGTCCTACATCCACGTCGTCGCCAAGCAAACCGGTTTTGGCCCAGATGTGAAATTGGACATGCACCGCCATTCGTTCCTGCGCGCCGTCGCAGAAGGCATCATCCGCGTAGAAAACGGCAAAGGTCCGCTGGCCACCGCCAACACCTGGTACGACGAACAGACCATCAACAAAGGGCTGACGCTGGCCGGGGTAGAGGTTGCCAAGCGCACTGCCGCCAACATTCCCGTCACCCGCGAGA